ATATGCGTTTGAACTAATCCGCATATCTTGCGTCGGGCTGTAGTTCGCAATTGACCCGTTCTTGATTTGCAACGCGGTATAGGTAGCCCACGCACTCGGCGTCACCCCGAGGCCGAGGTTGCCGGAACCCGTAAGCGTCATTCGCAGGTTGGTGCCACTTCCGTAAAACTGCAAACCGTCGCCACCAGCAATATGAAACTCGTCATTTGCCTCGTGAAAGAATTGCAAACGTGGCGCATTAGCGCCAGTTGAGCTGGTACTTTTGATTCGAACGACAGATGCAGTATCAATTACATCAAGTCGCTTACCGGGATTCCCACCAATACCAACCAAATTATTTGTGCTATCGACCTTGAGCGTCGAGGTATCCACCGTCAGGTCGCCGCTCACCGTCAACGAGGACAGGGTGCCGACCGAGGTAGCCGCCGCCGCTACGCTGGCGCCGTCTATCCGGAAGTTACTTCCGGAGCGGGCCACCACGTACTCGTCGGTCGCCTGTGATGCACCGCCGTCCGTCAGTTGCGAGATCTTGAGGTCTGCCAATGGTCTACCCTCTTACGCTGGTTCGTCGCTGTACGCCAACACACAGCGGCAGTTGATCACTTCGGACGCCGACCCCGACGGATCGAGCGGATACATCAGACCGTTCGTGAACGGCGTGTCAATGCGGATACGGCCCTGCGCCATGCACGCGGTGTGGCTCTCGCGGGTCTCGGCATCCGAGAACGCCAGCCATTCCTTGCTCTGATACAGGTCGCCCATCTCCTGCGCCTGATCCCACGACCCCTGCGACAGCGCCCCCGCCGACTCGGTGCGGGCGATTGCCGTAGAGCGCGAGGTCACCTTCTCCTCGCCGTAGACCGCTCGGCTGACCAGTCGGGCCGTCTCCGTTACCGTCAGCCCCCCACGTTCCGACGCCTCGATGACTGCCAAGACTTCCTTCGCGGTGGTGTCGCCAATCAGTTGCGAGAGCCGCTGGGTCCGCTTGCGGATCGCCTCACGGACGCTCTGCACCGACCGCCCGGTCAGCCCTGCCTCGACGGTATCCGCGGCAAGGTCCGCGCCAACTCCCGCCACCTCGGTCGCGCCAAAGGCGTAGCTCTTGGAGACGAGCGGGGTAAAGGACTCGCGCCAGTTCTCCTCAAGCGCCCCGCCCGGCGTATAGGCCGCACGGACCCGCGCTCTGGCCTCCGCAAAGCTCTGGGCCGTCGAGATGGACTTGGTGACCTTCGGGCGCTCGGCACGGAACAGCGCCTCCGCGGTGGCCTTGTAGGTCTGCTCGGTGCGGTCGAGTTCGGCGTTGGCCCGCTCCCAGATGGCCCGCTTCCGCATCATCGGGTCTTCGGCCTCGCTCCGATCCTTGAGCGCGTCCTTTGCCTCGCGGATGACCTTCCGCATATGGTCTAGCCCTCGGTCACCGACCGCGAGCCACTTGATCTGCGCCACGACCCCGGCAAGCTGGAAGTCGCCACGGTGCCGGGCAATCCACGCCTCCCGCAACCGGATGGCGTTCTCCTCGGCCTCACCGTCAGGGACGCCGCCACGCTTGGCGATCGGGGCCAGCTTGCGGAACTGCTCGTTGCCCTTGACGTTGCCGCCCTTTGACCAGATCTCGGGGAAGTTCTCTTGCAAGTCCTCCGCCTCATCGACGGGGAACAGGGCGTACTGCGAGTTGCGGAGCGTGACCTTCTTGTCGTTGCCGTCCTCGGGGAAGTTCGTGACCTCCTCGGCGCGGGACTCGTCCTCCTCCTCGTCCTCGTCGCTTTCTTCCTCGTCGGCCTCCTCCTCCTCCATCTCCTCCGACTCGCCTTCTTCCTCCTCGTCCTCCTCGACCTCGACTTCGGTGGTCGGCTTGGACGGCGCCTCTTGGTTCATCGGCTCGTTATCAGTCGCAGGAGGCTGGTCGAGGATGGTGGAGGGGTCGATGACCGCGACGGCGGCAGGGATGAGGTCCCGCCCCATCACCTTGAGCAAGCTGTCCGTCGGCTCGGGGAGCGGCGAGAGCTTGATGGCCCGGCGGCTCTCCTCCCACGTGCGAAGCCCCGCGTCGAACTCGGCCCGCACGCGGGTCGAGGTCTCGGTGTCGTTCTCCACCAGATCGCGGAGGATGTCGTGGTCGTAGGTCACCCAGACATCGCCAAACTCGGGCGCGAGCCAATGGTTGAGTTCGTCCTCAAAGGCCGAGAACAGCGGCTCAATCGTGTGCTGGACAAGCCGCGCACGGGCTTCAGCGTACTGGATACCAGACAGCCCACCGTCGTTCGACGCCGAGCCAATGCCAATCATCCGAGGGTCCACGCCGAACGCCGCGCAGATGTCTTCACGCGAGACCCGGCGAAGGTCAGGGAACTCAAGGTCCGACAGCGTGAAGCCGAGCGGCTTGATGTCCTTGACCGCGCCGAAGAAGGCCGGGACGCCGCGCTTGCCGCGGTCAACCACGCGGGCCGTGTAGCGGTCCTGCATCGCCACCGCGTCCTCGGTCGTGGCCTCGTCCGACATGATGACCGCGAAGGTCGGGGTGCCGTCGTTGGTCACCACCTGCCGCACATACGAGGTCGCCTCGTTGTCCGCCAAGATGGAGCCGATCGCAGTCGCGCCACGCGGATACCCGAACACGTCGGCCTCAAACGGACGCCCCATCTCCAAGTCGCGGAAGTGGAGCATATCCTCGGTCAGCACGTTGACGATGATGCCAGCCCAGTTCGCGTAGTCGTACCGGCGCGGGTCGCCCTCGGTGTCAATCCAGACCTGTTGCATCGACTCGGCATTGACCGGGCGAAGGGCGACAGGCGGACGGTTCTCGCTCGGGCGCTCCATCACGAAGAACGCATTGCCGTAGCCCAAGTAGTCCACGGCGAACTTGGCGCGGAACTGGCGGGCCGTGAACCGAGGGCCGGGGTAATCAAGGAGCTTCTGGAGCGGGTTGTCCTCGGGAACGCGGGACTCGTAGTTGCCCTTCTCCTTCAGCACCACCAGCGGCACGGAGGCTACGATGTCAGCCACGACGCGGATGCACGCATGAACGACGGGGTGGGCGTTGAAGCCCTGCACGCGGATCGTGCGCCCATCGCGGCGGTACTCGCTCGGGTCCGCTGTACGGACCAACTGCATCTGCTGTATGCCGTTGGGGAAGTTGGGATACGTCACCGGCATGATGGAACGGGTGGACTCACCGCTCCCTGACAAGGCGCGTAGCGCATCGCTCACGCGCAACAGTAAGGACTTGCGATCGGACAAATGATGGCCCCGCGTTAGGAGTCTGCCACGCACAACACTAACGCGAAAGCAAGCAACGGCGCAACCCCTTACACGACAAACACCGACGGCCCCTTCTTGATAAGGGGCGCTAACGCATACCGCACGGCGTCCCAGACGTGATCGTTGCCGCTGACCAGATGCGGCAGAACCTCGTCGGTGCGGGGGTCGGTCTTGTAGCGCCAGAGCCGGGCTTCCTCGATGGCTCGCTTGCAACGCGGGTGAATCACGATGTCGGTGTAGGAGCGCAGGTGCTGAATGCCGTCTTGCACCGACCCCGACCACTTGGGTGCGCCCTCGCATCGGAACCCGCGCTTCTTCATCTCGGCTATGGTCTCGGGCCGCGCCGAGTCCGCTCGAATGACAAAGGCCCGCGCATCGGGTACGCTGTCAAAGGCGCGGACAAGGGCGTCTGTATCCAACTGGATACCGCCCGCTTCGTAGTCGAGGTACAGCCGATTGTCGTGTGTGTAGCATTTGATGAGGACGGTCGGGTCGTGCGAGAAGCCCCAGTCCGCGCCGAAGTACGGCCCCTGCCAGCCCTTCTCGGGCGCGAAGTCCATCACCCGCCACTTGCCTGCCAAGACCTGCGCGTCCGACCGCGCCCACGGCTTGCCGCCCCAGACGTGTTCGAAGGCTTCGGGATCGGCCTTGAGCAGAGCGTCAGCCTCTTGCTTCAGCACCGCAGGGAACCACGGGTTGTCCGTGTAGGAGACTTTGCGAACGATGGACCGCTCTGGCGTCTTGACGATGTAGCGTTGATAGGTGCTGTCCGATTCCATCGCCGGGTTGAACGTCACCCAGATCTCGGAGTTGTCCTTGCGGATCGTGGGGATGAGGGTGCGCCAAGACGTATCGCTCACGG